GAGAAATACAAGGCAGCCAGGTTAATACAGGCAAGGTCACCAGAGTTTAATATCTGCCTGGGGCAATACCTTAAACCAATTGAGCATAGAGTTTATAATCTCAAAGGAGATGGTCGACGCTTCCCAAAAGGACCATTATGTGCTAAAGGGATGAATGTAATCACGAAAGCTAAAACCATTTGTGATATATTACAGGAATTCAATGACCCTATGATATTAGGCATAGATCATTCAGCCTTTGATTCTAGGGTGCAGAAGAAACATTTACAGAACGAGCACAAGGTCTACTTAAGGGTACACTAGCCAAAACTAGGCGCAACGTCCAGGGTGTGGCTGAGTTGAATGCACTCCTACGTAAACAACTTAGGAATAAGTGCAAGACACGCAGAGGTATCATTTACGTCACCGAAGCATCTAGAATGAGCGGTGACCTAAATACCGCACTCGGTAACTGTGTTATCAACATTGAAATAATCCAAGCTGTCTGTGAGGACAAAATAATAGGCAAGTTTTATTACATAGTTGATGGTGACGACTCAGTTGTTATCTGTGAGTCAATAAACGCAGGCCGGGTCACTCCTAATGACTTCCTTCCCTATGGTATGGAAACTAAAATTGACGAAAAACTGCATGCGAGATATACTGATGTAGAGTTTTGTCAGGCCAAGATAATTAAGACCATCAATGGCCCATTGTTTGTGGGGAACCCTATCAAGAAAATATCCGTTTTGGGTGACCACTACAAACTTACATTACCAGAGGAAGATTATCTTCATTGTCTTGGGATTATGGAGTATAAAATCAATGCCGGAGTGCCAGTATTACAGGAGTACGCACTCAAACTAATGACTGATAATAAAATTACGAAACAATCCTCATTGCGTAAACTTGAGGATGGTATTGATCAACAAGACAATGTTTGGTATCGTTATAATGCTTTGAAGGGAATCACTGTTCGGCATGAGATCACCGAACAGGCCAGGCTTGACTTTGAAAGCGCGTTTTCCATATCTCCGATTGAACAATTGGAGATGGAGAGGCTCATAAGATCCGGATCACGAGGGCCCTTGGATAAAACGTGTGCTTTACGTAAGGAGATAT